GGCCATCACAATCTTCGAGTAGATATTCGAGCTCAGTAGGGAGCTCAGTCACAGGGTCACGATGGAAGGCCAGGCCGACCAGTCCCTCGAGCGTGAACTGCGTGGCAGGGTACCAGACCGCTCTGCTGCGGTAGGCCTTGTTGCGCGCCACGTTCTCGACGCTGGCGTCTACAGAGTTCAGCATCGGCAGATACGTGTCGCCTCGCAGCGCGTTGTCCCCGGACACGACGTCGCGCACGACAGACCAGCGTTCGCGAACGGGCTGCGGGACACGATTGAACGAGACGTCTGTCGTGATGTCTGTCGGTGCGCTCATGGTGCTTTGCCCTTGCTAAGCCAGCGTGTGAGCGCGCCGCGGATGCCACCGAGCATCTCCTGCTGCTGGTCGTCCGCGATCAGTGTCGAGTCGATGCGCTGCAGAAGAACGCTGCGCCACTCGGGACGTCCTCCCCATGAGCCCTCTGGCACAGTGGTCATGAACTCTTTGCACTCTGTGAATAGCGTTCGCTGCTCGGAAGATAACATGCTGTTCTCCTTGATCAACCATTGGTGCTGAAGCCCATGCTTATCGTCATCGCATCGGTGGCTTCCTTCAGCAAGCGGTAGCCTGCCTCGTCTGCGACGTGATCCTCTGCGTCCGTGTCGATGTCGTCCGGCTTCTTCTCGTCCCGCGGCAACACGGGTATGGTGCGGACAAACTGCGGACAAGTGTTGAAGACGAACAGACCTGCCTCCTCCATGCGAGGCTTGAGCGACGCTGCCAGGCGTCCACGCATCAGGGACCAGCGCCTCATGCGCGAGCCTGGCGTCTTGTCCGCCTTCGTCCAGTACACGCCGAGCGCGGCCTGCTGCTTGCCAGGGCTGTCGCCGTTGATCTCGTCGAAGATGCTGCTGTCCGCTGGACCTGGCGTGCAGCGCATGTGGATGGCCCACTCTTTTTGCCTCTCGATGATGCCCGCGGCGATGGTCCTGTCTGACAGCTTGAGCCCTTGATTAGGCTTGCCGTTCCAGCCATACCACTCGTGGATGCGGAACAGCGTGCCTCGAGGAAAGGACCAGCGCTTGCCGTTCCCGAGATAGCATTCTGTCCCGTCGCTCTCGGCCCACCAGCCGATGCTGAAGGGCTTCGATGAGCCCCAATCGAATGAGCGATCGATGCCCCACGATGGGGGAATCGCGAAGGGCTCGAGGATGTGAATGTCCCTGCGCCAGACGTCGTCGAACATACCGCCAGCCACGATGTCCCAATCGCCCTCTAGCATAGCTCGCACCAATGCAGGGTTGCCAAGGCCCGCCAGGCGCGAGCGGTACTTCGGGTCAGCCTTCATCAAGGCTGGATTGTCCGCGAGCCTTGCAGGTATGAACGAGCGCACTAGACCACCTTCTTCCTCCGGCATCTCGCGTAGTGCGAACGGCGCAGTGTTGTCGATGAATGAAGCCTTGACCCAATTATGCCCAATGCCGCCAGGATTACCGGAGACGAGCACGCGCGGGAACAGTCCAAGATATGCGGCAGGGATCGCAAGACCCACCATGCGGACACGGCCTCGGAGGTACGTATACATCTGCTCGGTCCAGTGCGTGATCTCATCGATAAGCAGCACATGAATCTCAGCACCTTGATAGTTGTAGATGTCATGCTCGTATTGGCAGTGACAGAGGTGGATCACAGAGCCGTTGTAGAAGCGTATCTGTCCCAGCCCGTAATTGATCTTGCACCACTTGAAGACGATCCACATGCCAAGCAGGACAGGGAACGACGTCGGTCCCTCCATGTGATTCTTGTTGAGGTCGGGGAACGTGCGTCGGAAGATATAGACCTGCAAGCCAGGTATCAAGACGCACCATGCGATTGCTGCGACGCGCATCAAGTGGCTCTTGCCTCCACCTGCTGCTCCTCCATACAAGAGCTCGGTCGCCTTGGACAGGAACGCGAGTCCCTGCTTATACTGAAGACGAAGAATTGTCCCGAGGTCAGGACTTGGATTCATCGTCACTAGGCTTGCCCTCGATGTGTACCGTCAACACCGGAGGCGTTAGCGCTTGTCCGCCTGGGCCTGTGACCTCTGTGCGCGTGAGCTTCGGTGCCACGTACTCTGCCAGCTTGCTGATGAGGTCCACAGCACGCGCAGGGTCCGCGACGACCGGGTATCGAATCGTCTCGCGCTGGCCTTCTGGGTTCGTCTGGTACTCGCCAGGCACACCGTTAGCCACGCGAGACAGCCACAACTTCACGTTGTCCTGATTCTCGTCGATTAGGTCCTGCACGATGGCCTTGAACTCTTTCGTCACTTTGTTCAGCGATCCCTTCTGGCGCCCAGCACCTGGAGGCCGCTGTCCACGGAAGTTCCAGCCTTGGCTGCGGTCCTCAGTGTCGTTGTCGTCACTCATGCTCGATTCGATATAGATCGTTAAATTAACGAAGTCCAGCGGAAACTATACGCCAAAACGCCGGCTGTCAAATCGCGCAATGTCTAAGCTCGTTCGTTCAACACCGCATAACGCTTATCGAATTCCTTCTGCAAGAGCTTGAGCGCTTCTTTTTGATTGGCTAAATTAAGTTCAACGCCATGCCTATATAGATCAAGTTTGAAGCAGCTCCACGCCATTTGAACAAGCGACTTCTCTGTCGCGTAGAGCGGCGTCCCGGCACGATGCTGAGCAATCATATCGTCCAACACCGCAGCAAACTGGTCGCTCACAATCAACGTCGTCATAGAATCCTTCTTTAACACCGCAACCCACAAAACACCAAAACCACAACTTTAACCCCGTTTCCCATAAATCCCCCTATAAGCGTTTCCCTATAGGGGGATTTTATACAAACAGGGACATTTTGCGAGTTTTGCTGTTTTGACGGTCGCCGCTACGGACTTAAGTACGGTGTTGATCATAGAAATCTTGCATGCCCTTAGCCTCGTGGAACAGCCGCTCGCCCTCGTACGACAGTTGAACCCAGCGCCAGGTCTTCATGGTCGCTCCTACTTGCATCTCCATCGCCTCCATTTTTAGCTCGACATTATTGACTTCGTCCGTCCACCAGCGCACTGCTGTCTTCAGATGCTTGTTGAATTGCACGCGGTTCTTTATGCGGACAATCCCGTTCTGTTTACACCATAGCTGATACATATTGTAGAACAGACCGTACTCGATCTCGCACCGCTGAACCATCGTCCACGACTTCCACGTCTCGCGCTTTTCCTTGCTGCCACCAGAGCCGACATAGCTCTTCAGCTCTTCGATCTTTGGCTTGCCAATGTACTCTGTCGCTTGGCGGATAAACGAGCCGATGATGTCCATCTCGCTGCGGTGTAGCGCGACCTGATGCTTAATCGTTGCTGGTAGTTTGAGTCCGTTCTTCTTGTACTTGTCGACAGCGTGCACTGCCCATAGTAGCACTTCCGATCGCCCCTGCGGTGTTGAACATTGCTCAAGCAGTAGCTGGTTCACAGCATAGTCGGCATCGCCGTTGTCCACGTCTTCTTGTGGCCCGAACTTAGCCGACGCCGGGAATAAAAACAGCCGACGAAACATGGCGTCATCGTCGGCTGGAATGATTGGCTTGTGATTCGTTGCGATGGTGATCTTGTGCGTCGCTCTGAACGTCTTGTAGTTCTCATGCGACCCGCGGGCTGTGATCGTATCGTCACCTGTGATGGCCTTGATCGTGCCGGCCTTCAACTCTGCGTTGTCTTCTGTCTCAGAGCCGTGTGCAAAGCGAATACCGTTCAACGACGCCAGCGCATACTGCTCGTTATTGTCCGTTCCGCCTTTCCTGTTTTCCAAAAAGCCTTGAGGCAACTTGCCAGCATACGCGCCCAATGTTCTAGCAATGACGTCAATGAATAAGCTCTTGCCGTTGCTGCCCTTGCCGAACAGCATCACGAGCCCGTGATCTCTGCGCAGCCCTGTAATGCTGTATCCAATCCAGGTGTGCAGGAACTCATACATATCCTCTTTCTCGAGGCAAATCTGCCGGACTACTTTCTCCCATCGCGAATAGTCCGCTCGATCATCAAACACGGTGTCGGTGCATACCGTTAAATAATGATCTGGCTGTCGCCAATGCAGGGTGCCTGTCTCTAAGTCGACGACGCCGTTCGTACAGTTCAGGTGCCACGGATTCGGATTCATTTCTACAGGACGCGGCTCGTGGTAGGACTTCAAGTAGTTATAGACCAGCGTTGAAATCTGGCTTATGGTGTTGGCACGGCCCCATCGTTGAATCAACTTGGACAGATGCTGCCGCTGCCGATCAAGCTCATCGCGTCGCTCTTGTGGCGCCGTGCGAAGGTCTTGCATTAGGGCATTGAACTGATTGCGAATAACGTCCACCGACATCGTGGACACCTGCGCGTTGATTAATTCTCTAACACTGCCGCTGAACCACATTCCTCGCTCGACGTTGTACGCGAAGAGGTCTGAGCCCTTCCCCTTCGGCCCGAGGTCCATGCAAAACAGATGACCGTACTTTGTGAGGAACGCGTGCTTAAGGTCCGTGTCCAGGGTGCCGAGGCCATCGGCTGTAGCGTGATCCGATAAGTCTGGATGGACTACCTCTACACGCGTGTCTCTAGGTTTTCTCTCTAATTCGTTTGCACGTTCATTGAATGCGTCCGCTGGGTTAAGTGGGTCTGTCACGCGTTCTCTCCGTAGAAGGGTCCACGTCTGCGATGGCCCTGCTTAATGACTTCCTCGGCCACCCATGTCTCGAGGTCGCCCCAATTCTTAGCCTCGCAGTGTCCGTGATGGCACTTGAAGCCACCCATGTAGCCGTTCGCCTTCATGGGAGGGGCCACCGCCGCGCCGGTGTTGCTGCGTGCGGTGTGACTCTCGATCCATGGACACGTAATGTCCATCCAGCCGCTGCCAGTCGCGTGCTTGACGCGACCCAGCCGCTTGAGTGCGTACTTGATGAGCTCGAAGCAGCGCTTGCGTTCCATCGTCACGCCGTCGTTCGGTTCAACGAAGTTTCTGAATCTCTCGACAAGGCCGAACGCGTGTCGCAGCTCGCTCCACGACGTTCGTATATTCGGCCGCCAGACCCAGACCTTACAGCGCCAGGGCACGCCATCAACGACGCTGGTAGGCTTACCATTGATGCCCTCTGGTAAGCGCAGCACACGCGTGACTCCGGCCATGCCAGGGTCAACACCGCCTGCTGTTAGCTTCGCGATGATCTGGCGAATGGCGTCCGTCACTCTCTCGGCGCTGGGCTCTGGCTGCTGTAGGAAGAACGACGCTTGGAAATTCCCAGGCGACGACTCAACGACAAGCGTTGGCACAAGCTCTTCGGGTATCACGTTGAGCGGGAGCTTCGTGCCTATGTCGTCGATCATGATGCACCACGTCTTAGCGAACTGAGACTTGCGACGCTTGTACCGTCCATCTTCTTCCTTGAAGCTGCTGATGGCAACGTAGTTGTTGCGGTCGTGGTGCAATGGGCAAGCCCCACTGTGCCACGGTGTACCGACCCATGCAGTCGGGTCGGCCTCGCTCGGGTTGCCTCTGACGGAGCAGAGGATAGCCCGTTCATCTGGTGCTAGGTCTTTGAATAGTTCTGCAAGAACAATGGAGTTGGTCACGCCAACTAATGCGGGCATTCTTTCTTACCTTTCTGGGTAGCGTGTAGGTACCGACGTACAATTAGCCCCCCACTATACCCTGTTTTTTGGGGTGTCAAAATGAAGACAAACTCAGGTGTTGACACCTCTCTTTTCCCCGTTATAGTAAGCCCTACCGTAACCCCAGAAAGCACCGAAATGGAACTCAACTGTCTGTTCGAGAATGAACACTACATCGTCTGCCAGGTCACCGGCAGTGGCGCTCTCCGCAGTGAGGGCATCGAGGTCGTGAGCAAGGATCAACACCTCACAGCCTACCTCACCGGCAAGATGCGCAAGGTCTTCCTCCGCCAGGTGGCAGACTGGCGCGAACACGTACCCGAGGAGGCGGTTGTTGAGGAGCGCCTGGCGCAGTTCTTAGTGCTCAACGCTAACCCGCTAGTGCTGCACTAGCATGACCGACGATCAAATCA